AAGTTTCTTATATGTGTAGGTACAGATAAAATTGTTTTTGCATATTGTGCACCTGCTTTTGGTGTTAAAATTCCATATCTCCATGCTGCAGAAAAAGTTTTACCTAGTGCACCGCCAGTGTCACCTCTCATGAAGTCTTGTATCTTAGATACGTTTGTAAATCCTTCTGCTATTTCTCTTGTTGTCCATGTATTAGATAATCTGTTTACTAATACACCCTCTTTAAAATATTCTTTTACATATTCATCCATCGGCACAATGTCTGCATCAGGACCAAATGCTCTCTTTGCAATCAGTGGACTACCATGAAAAAATCCTCTTTGACCTAATGGTGTATCTGATTTTGCAGCTGCTTTCATAGCTTCGTCTGCATCTAGTATCTCATCAAACAATTGATTCTTTCTTGCTATTGCAGATAATCTATTTGTTCCTTCAAAGATAGAGTGTCTTACATCATTTATTTCACCAAATAATTCTCTAAATATTTTAGATCCTTTACCTATAACCTGTATTTCTTTTTTACCACCAGGTAAATTTTTTTCTAAAGTTTGTGCAAATGTTTTTAGACCTAATGCATCATCTGCAGACTTAGATAAGTTTTGATAAGCAAACGTAGGAAGTGTATCTTTCTTTGGATCCATTTTTCTAACTTGTTTTATAATATCATTTACCATACCTTCTGCTTCTAAATCTGTAATTGGATTATTGTTTTTAGCTGCGTATCTTTTAAACAATGATTTTGTATTTTCTACTGCATCTCTTGTAGGTTTGTATTTAGAAAAGAATCCTGCCTCTGCATCTTCAAAGATTTCAAACGTATTACCGATATAGTTTTTAACTCTGTTACCCATTATCTTTCTTAAATCTTTGGTAACACCTGTAGGTAAATCTACTTTTGCTCCTGGTCCTGATGCAGTTATTTCTAACAAACTATTAAATTCTTTTCTTGTTTTATCTAAGATGTCAATAATTTTATTACCTGTTACCGCTCCATCTTTTTTACCCATTCTTTTTATAACCGTAGTTAGCACATCTTTTTTTAAATTTTCATTTAAAGGTTTTGTTAAATCACCTTCAAACAATGTTTCATCCAATAGTTTTAAAAATTGTTTTCTTTCTTCATTAGAAGAAGAATTAAAAAATTTTCTAAATTCAGGAAATACTCTATCTACTTCTTTGTCTATTCTAGCTACTTGCTCTTCTGCAAAGTTGGTATCTCTCATGGTTCTTGCTTTTTGTGTTTGTTTAGCTGCAGCTATTTCTTCTGGTTTAGTTCCTCTAAATCTAAATATAGATGCTAACTTATCTAAAGCTCTATCTAATCTAGAACTACTGTACGCAAGTTCCTTCCCTCTTTTTGCTAATGCTTTTGCACTTGCACCTACACCATATACAAAAGGTGCTAACAATACAGACTCAGATCCAAATCTAACTCTGTTTAATAATCTTCTTGATGCATCTTCTGCTACATCTGTAGATTGCTCTCTATCTAACTCTGTAGGTCCTGCTTCAAATAAATCTCCAAACGTTCCTATCTTTTCATTATCAACTACAAATACTTCACCAGCTCCACCACCAACAGACATCACAGCAAATCGTTTTGCACCTGTTAGTTTGTTTAGTTGATCTGCCTTCTTTACACCTTTTTTTAAATTAGGATTTTTTGGATTTACATATTTACCTGATTTCTTTGCATTGACTGCTTTCTTTGCTAATCGTTCTGCAATACTATCAGCTGCTTTTAGAGATAGTTTACTACCTACTGTACCAAAACCAACTAATTGAGTTATTGCTTCTGATATTTTACCAGCAGCTCTTTGTTCTGCTAGTTCTTCAAATGGATTTATTTTATCAAAAAATTGTTCTACTTCTGCAACTGCACTAACAGATGAATCTTTTGTAGAGGGTAAACCTATCAATTGACCTGCACCTAGATCCATCAGTTCTGCTGACAAAGATGCTACACCTTCTGGTATTTTAATTGCTCCTGATGCAATACCAGATACAAAAGATGTAAGACCACTTACTTCGTTATTATCTTCTGCAGGTAACTCAATATCGGTTTCATCTATGCCTGCTTTGACAAGATCTTGTTTATTTTCTTCTGTGATCTTTTTTTGTTTCTTTCTTTTCTCCTTTTCTTCAGGAGTTAAAGGTTGAAATCTTGGATCATCTAGGCTTAGAGTAGCCATGGATTACTCCTGTATTTCAAATGTTAACTTATTCAATCTAAAAGTGCCACCTGCGTTATCAAAAATTTCAAACTCTTTAGTAATTGGATCGTATATAATATCTCCAGGCGCATAACCATCTGTAGGTAAAGCCATTGGTTTTCCATCTCTACTGTAGGTATATGGTTTAAATCCTTTAAATCTAGATAATATTTCTGGGCTTGCTTCTCTTCTAAATCTAGTAATATTGTAAGCTGTTTCACCAGGGTTTAATTTAACTGCTGGATTTTTACTTGCTGCATATGTGTCTGTTCTTCTATCTACAACGTTTTCAAAAGCAGGGACTACTTGTTCTTTTGTAATACTTGCACCAGGATTATCTCTTTTAAACTCTAATTCTTTTATTTTATTTTTACCTTTTTGTATTTCAACTTCTATTTTAGTTGTTTGTTCTTTATCAAATTGACTTGCTTTTTGTTTTAATTCTAATTCTGCAAGTTTATTTTTTTCGTCAGCTATTTCTTTAGTTATTCTATTTTTTTCATCTTGTTGTTCTTGACCTATATCTGCAATCACACCTTCAAGTGCTATGTCTCTTTGAGCAGCTTGTCTTTTGCCCATGCCCTCAAAAAAATCTGATGTAGGTCCTTCAAAAGCTTTAGATATATTACCTAACAATCCACCTTGACCTGCAGTGTTCATTGTTCTCATACCACCTTCAATTAATAATTGTGATACTGGATCAAAAGCAGGTTGAGAGTATTGATCAAGAACTGCTTTAATTCTTTCTGAAGGTTTAGGTGTTCCATCATCATAGTTTTCTCTCATGACACCAGTCATGATACCACCACCGACTTCACCGCCTTTTCTAAACATTGGTCTTCTTAAAGTCTTCATTACCTTGTTCCTCTATAAATACCTGCAAGTGTTGCACCTAAACCTAATGCAGATTGTAAAGCACTTGGTGCAGGTTGTTGTGTTACTTGTGATCCTCCAGGATATCCTGAGATTAGACCCATGATGCCTGATCCTAAAGTCTGTGCCGCAGTTATTGGTTGTTGTAACTGTTGTTGAGCTAACTGTTGTTGTGCACTTAATTGAGCTTGTTGTTGTGCTTGTAATCCTCCACCTAAAGTTTGTAAGCCAGCAACTTGTTGACCTACTAAGCTTGGAGCTAATCCAGCTAAAGCTTGTTGTTGCGTAGATAAATTTTGTTGTTGTTGAGCCAAAGCTTGTTGTTGACCAAAAGCTTGACCAGCTGCTTGTTGTGCTTGACCAAAACCTTGTTGTAATAATTGTGCTTGTAGTGCAGCTCTGTTTCTATCTGATGCTGCTTGATACTCTGCTCTTTGTACACCTTCTCTACCACCACCAAAAGCTCCAGCAGCTAATGCTTGATCTGCTATTCCTTGTTGTCTTATAGCAGCTTGTCTATCAAATTCATCTAAGGTAGCTCCAATAACGTCTTTTTGATATGGAGACATAAATTGTTGATAAGCTTGTGGACCTACAAATTGACTTGCTAATCCAGCTTGTGTTGCAGCGTCTCCAGCTTGTGTTGCTGCAGTTTGTAAGAAAGGTCTAAATGAACCTAATCCATCTTGTGCTGTTGCAACACTAATTGCTTGAGCCGATAAAGGATCTTGTCCAGCTACAAATTGTGGACCATAAACTTGAGATAAATCAGCGCCTTGAAAATCACCTACAGCTTGTTGTAAAGTTGTAAGATATGGTTTAGCTGCTGCTTCTATAAACTCTGGTGGTTGTTGTATTTGTGTAATTACTTCTGCCATTATACTCTTCCGCCTTTTTCTAACATTTTCATTTGATCGTATAGTCTTTGAGCGCCTCTATTGACGTCGCCGCCTCCCATACCTCGAACGGCATCTGCAGTGAATACAAATTCATTGTTTGATAACATCGCAGGGATGTCATCTGCCTTTTCTTTTACACCAACTGGAGGAATAAATCCACCACTTTCTCGCAAATCTAGCTCTTTAACACCGGCTTGATTAATTCTTTGTGGAAGACCCATGATGCCTGAAGCCTGATCCACGATCTGATCGGTGCCTCTAGCATAATTTATTCTACCACCATTTGACATTAATCCTCTAGACATATCTTTATTGTATTCTGATAAATCAGATTTAATTTGTGCTTCTAATCCTTCAGGATCATCTTTAAAAGTTCCAAGATTATCATATGCTGTTCTTAATTTTGTTTCTAATGCTGAAATGTTTCTACCTTCAACTATATCTTCTTCTTCTTGCTCATCAAGACCACCTAAAACCATTCCTAATAAACTTCCCATTGCTCCTACTTTTAAAGTTTTACCAAGTGTCTTTTCTCCAGATAAACCAGATAAAAATTCAGGTAATTTAAAACCACCGCTTCCTCCTAGAAATCCTTTAAAATTAGTCCCTGGTAAACCAAAAGCTCCTACACCCAACAATGCAGCTTTACCTAAATCTGATTTTAAAAAACTACCAATGCCTTTAGCAACACCTTTTACAGCCTTTTTAAGACCACCTAATAGTGCTCCTTGTCTAGGTGCAACTTCCATAATTCCACCCCCCATTCTTAACTGTCGTTCCATTAATGATCTAGATATTGGCATAATCTCCTATCTTATTTCGTTTTTCCAAATAAATCAAGACTAGGCATTACGACGTTTACATCTTGAGCTATATCTTCTGCCTTATAACCTTTAGCTTCCCAGTCTTTTCTTTCTTTAAAAAGCTCTCCAGTTTGTTTGTGTCTATATGTTGTTTCTACTTTTGCTGGTTTTATTACTTGCATTACGTTATCACCTCTCTAGGTTTTACTTCTAATATTGATGCTACTACATGTAATTCGTTAGCATCAGCAGCTTGTGCTTTTAAGATTTCACTTTCTTCTAGCACTAAAGGTTGAGTTAATAATTCTACTGTGGTGTTTGCCCCTACAGCTTTAGCTTTGAACAAACTAAATATATTACTTGATGCATCGACCAAAGTTACATCAATTGTAGTCCCTGAACCTGAATCATCAGATACTAATATTGACTTTATAATAGCAGTTGTTGCTGATGGCACTGTATATACAGTGGTTAAATCTGTAGTGGTTAGATCTGACTTTGCATTTAAAAAAGTATTTGCCATTAATTTAAAAAGAAGTTTTGTGCTTCTACCTCATCTTTTAATTCTTGTTGAAACGTTGTATTTAATTTTTCTATTATAGCATCTAAATCTCTAACTTGTGCGTCAGCTACCTGTTGAGAATATTCTTTACTAGGTCTTGTTAATACTTGAACTATCTTTGCCATTATTCTCCTCCACCTGGATCAAATGGGTCATCGTAAGTTGTTATATTTTGTCCACCTACGTTAGTTGTTCTTGGACCTCCAGAATAACTTTTAGCTCCTGGATCATTTCTAAATGCTCGATTAGCTGCATCTATTCTTTGTTGATCTCTTGCTCTTTGCATAGCTTGTTGTTGTCTATCACCACCTGCAGCTGCAGCTGCTGCCTCTGCAGCGTTTCTTCTTTCCTGTCGTCTTTCTTCAATTTTTCTGTCAGTAATTATATCAGCTATATTTTTTCTTTTATTAAATAAATTTTGAGACTGATTAATTAAATTTAATCTGTTAATTAAATTAGTTGGTCTACCAGTAAATGGATCTATTGGTATATCTCCTTCATATTCTCCGGCAAGTATTTGTTCTATCTCTTCATCACTTAGTTGATCTCTATATTTTGTTCTTAATGTATCAGCTATAGTGTTTCTTCTTTTATTAAAAGTCTCATCTGTTATTTTAGCTGCATTATATCCAGCCATAATACCTTCAGGTGTATTATAGTTATCCGTTACAATTCTTCCAATATCATCTAACATAAAATCACCACCTAATAATTGATTTTCTAATATCGCTCTTCTATTTACAGGAAGTGCTCCCGCAATACCTTTTAAAATTTCTTGACCTGGTAATTTTGATAGTAGTGATCTAACACCAGTGGGATCAGAAATATAATCACCTGCTTCAGGTAAATCTTCTCCTGTAAATTTAAAAGGAAATCTATAATCTTTTAGTGTTCTTGTTCTAGTTGGATCAGGATTGTAAACACTAAAACCATCTCCAACGCCACCACCACTCATTGGTGGTAATAATTGTGGAGTAATACCAGGTACAGTTTCTTCAACTGGAGTTTCCTGTACGGGTGTAACAGCTCTAGTTTGAAATATACCTGAAATATCTGGTAATGGTTGAGCTAAATATTGTCTTGCTAAATCTGCTAAAGTTGCCATTATCTTCTTCCATCCGGTTGTGTATCTAATCTAAAAGTACCTAACTTCCAACTTTGAGAAGCTCCTGTGTTAGCTACTTTTAAAGATATTGCTCGTGCTCTTGCACGAGTATCTACTTTACTCGTAGATGAAGTAATTGTAAAGGGTCCTAATGAGGAACCTGCATAACTATCATTTGGATAATTACGTAATTGTAGTGTTATTTGTGTGTCTCCTGTTTGTGATAAGAAGTCTGGTACAAATCTTCTAATTTTCATAATAAATTCACCGTCTCCTCTAAAACTAGCAAGACCTGTTGATCCACCCAATGCAGATCTTTGTGCTGTAATATCAAAGTCTCCAGATTCTATACTTGAAGTAATAGTATTTGTTGTTGTTGATAGAACCTCATCTGTTCCTGTTTCATGTTCAAAATACGTTGTGCACCCGTCCGTATTACCCACCACATCGTAAGAAGTATTGCTATCTGCGTCATATGAAGTTGCATGTGGTAAACCAAACACAGCTGAATCTTCCCAAGCACCTCTTGATAAGGTTCCTGTAGTCCATACTGGTCTTTGTGGAGTAGAGTCAAAATAGTTATAGGTCACACATCTATCAATGACTGTTGAACCAGAGGAACAATAGAACCAAGTTATCTCTCCAAACAAGTTGTTCAAACCTGCATTAATTAATTGTGATGCAGTGGTGTTTAAATTATTAAAAACAAAATCCTCTACCAAACAAATCATTGATTCTAGATTACCTGCATATTTGAAAAAACCATTTTCTGAAAACCAATAAGCAGCACCATCAACTTCAATTGCAGCGTTTTGTCCAATCAATCCACAGTTTGTGCCTACTTGACTAAAACCAAAAGTAAAAGGTGCTCCGACAAAACGCATTGTAAATAACGCTGTATCACTCCAAATATAAATCGCATCTCTACCTCTAATCGCTCCTCTAATTTGTGATCCATCAGCTAGTCTTTGAGTACCAGCTGTATTGGTTGCTGTAGGTGTATACGTGTTTATATCTTCTTGATCTGAGAATCTAATAAACATTTCATCTTGAGTAGTCTTATCTCCAATGGTTGTTTCTGTTCCAAAGAATACTAAGTGTCTATCTGGTGTAGATACCAGCATATCTCTTGATGCAGTTGGCGCACCAGATATAATTGTTGCTCTTGTAGCTGTTGCATTTGATAGATCTGAGTTCCATTCAAAAACTTCTGCGTTGTGTATTAATGCAATTACTTTTTTACCAAAGGCATCAATGCTCCACAAACCTGGATCTATAACCAAGTCTCCTGATGCAGCTTCACCCCATGCAACGTAATCTGATGAATTGGTGACGGTTGCTCCATTAGAGTGTGCAGATCTTGTAGAGTTTCTAACTGCTCTTGTAATTCCTGTTAAATCATTTCCAGAAACTCCTGTATAAGAAATTTCTTCATTTCCAACTTGAATAAAATTTGTTCCTGAACTTGGAAAGTTGGCGGTGCTTGTTAAAGTAATAGAAGTTCCTGATCCTCCAGTTCCTGCAGTGTCATCCAACAGCGCACCATTTAAAGTTGTAGTTTGAGGATTGCTTGCTTCACCACCCCAAGATCCTAGTCCCCAACCAAAGCCAGGTAATTGTTCTGCAGGTCCAACAGGGTAATAATGTTGAACTCTAATACCACCAGATGTGGTTGCACCTGAACCTGTCTCATTAGATGGCATTGTGATAGTTATGGTTGTACCGGTAGGTACAGAAGTTACCATAAATTTTTTATCATTAAAATCTGAAGCACTAAAATTAGATCCTGTAATTGCTGTAAAGTTATCTAAAAGAATTATGTCATTCACGGCAATTCCATGAGAAGCAGAAAACGTTATTGTAACTGTAGGAGATCCATTAGTTGTGCTAAAAGCATTAGTTAAAGTAGTGGTAGTTTTGATGGGATGTATGTCATAAAAAATACCACCTGAATAAACATATAATATTCTGTTAGTTCCTATAATTGAGTATTTGACTCCCTCTTTATTGACTAAATGAAACAAGGCTCTTGCAGCACCTGTAAGCTTATCTTCACCTAATTGTGACCAACCACCTATTTTTTCAGGTGTACCATACCTAAACCTTACGTTATCACCGTCAACCCATTGTCCTTCAGCTGTGGTTTCTGTAATTTGTTTGTTAAATCCTGGTTGAAATCCTATCTTTTGTAGCATATAACCTTCTATATAATAATTGTGTTTTAAATTATAGCATAAAATAAACAGAATGAAAGTTACTAATATCAAGGATACTTTAATAGTAAAAGACAATTTTTTTAAAGAAAAAGTCTATAATCAAATATTATATGATATATCTAGGTTAAATTTTCAAAGTAGGTACGTCACAGCACCTAAAGAAGAAGACAAGAATCCCTATCAAAGGAAATATTTTAATGTCCTTTTGAGCAAGAATCATTTTGCGGTAGAGGAAGTATCTAAAATATTATCTGAGTATGGATTAAATTTAACTTCTGTAGAACACAATTATTTTTTAAGCACCAAACACGAAAAGGCCTCTCCTCATGTTGATCAAACTGATGTAAATTGTTTGATATATTTGAAGGGAATTAATATCCTAAATAGTGGCACTGGTTTTTATCAAAAAGAAAACAATGAACTTGTTTTAAATAGGCACATAGGATTTAAAGAAAATAGAGCCTTAATTTTTGACTCTAAGATATATCACACTTCTTTACAATTTAATGAGGTGACAGCAACAAGATATGTAATGGCTAATTTTTTTAATTACAAATAATATGAAAATTATGAAAGCTAGAATAGTATGGTTTCCTGAGAAGTTGTCTTCTATAGATTTTGATTCTTTAGAAAATAAAATTGAATGGGACCAAGAACATTTAGAAACTGTTCGTAAATATATGAAAGAAGATGGGTTATTATTTCCAGGAGTATTTAAAGATGGTGAAATACATTGTGGACACTATAGATTTAAAATAGCAAAAGAAATGGGTTATGATGGTATCGATGCTTATAAAGTAGATACTTTTAAGGATGCCCTGCACTTGACTAATTTTAGTCAGTTATGTTATAAACATTACAAAGAATATAAAGAAAATAATTACTTATGATAAATACTTACAACTTATTTGCTGTGCCAGTCATGCATGGTAAATTACCATTACAACCAATTGTACATAAAAAAATTTTATCATTTGTAGATAACAACTACACTGAAAGTGATTTACGTTCTAACAGAAACGGTTTTCAATTTCACAAAGACTTTGAAGGAAAAAAAGAAATGGATGAATCAATTAATTTAATGATGTTGAAAACAGTTAATAGCCACATTAGTTGGAGTTGGTTAAATGTGTTAGGAAATAATTCTTATAATAATCCACACTCGCACCCTACTCTTCATTCCAATTTTTCAGGAGTTTTTTATCTGTCGAACGAAAACAACAATATAATTTTTACAAGAGGTGGAGAAACTTTTAGCTTTCAACCTAAAATTTTTGACTTTTTAATTTTTCCTTATCATTTAGTTCATTATGTTCTTCCTGAAAAAAGAAAAGAAAAAAGAATATGTTATGCATTTAATTTAAAAAGTTTGGAGGATAAAGACCGTGTATGAATCATTAACAGAAGCAACTAAGTTTCACGCAGCGAATCAATCTAATTGGATTGGAGAGGCATTAGCAGAATATAAACATAATATTTTTAATTTAATAAAAGAAAATAATATAAAAACTATTTTAGATTATGGTTGTGGTAAAGCAAAATTTCACTCTATTTTATTTAACAATAAAAAAGTTCCTGGATCTCCAATGGGTATTGATGTTACTGCTTACGATCCAGCAGTTCCAGAATTTGCTAACAAACCAACTGGACAATATGATTTAGTTTTATGTGTTGATGTAATGGAACACGTTCAAGAGGATAAAGTTGAAGAAGTTTTTAAAGATATATTTACTTTTAGTAACAGAGTATTTCTTACAATTACTTGTTATGCTGCCACACAAATTTTACTTAATGGTAAAAACGCACATTACACTATTAAAGAACCAGATTGGTGGAAAGAAAAATTAAAGCCTTATGATGGAAGCTACATTGTTATTTTTCAAACAAAAGCTGATAGAGGAGGTAAAACCATAAACAAAGAAGAATGGAAACCTAATAAAATTACTTTAAAAAAATTAGAAAAAAATGACAAAACTTTAGATGAAACTCAAAAAGAAAAGGCTAAACTATTATAACAATGTCTATAAAAATTATAGATGATTTTGCAAATGTAAAAGAACAATTAGAAATAATAAATTACATAAACAACAATAACTTACTTTATTCTTTTAACAGCACCTCTATAACAAATAAAAAATTCATGACTTCTAATACAATAGATTACCCGCAAATTGTTCATGAAATTATTAGAGATGATGAAGTGTATAATAATGTTTTATTTTCTTATATTTACACTTTATTATTTAAACACAAACTGTCTAATAATTTTATTCATAGAATAAAGATAAATACTACTTTCCCCTATCCTAAAAATAACAAAAATAATTATGGACCTATTCATACTGATATATCAGATACCAATGTAAATGGCACTAGTATTATATACTACATAAATAATAGTGATGGAGACACTTTATTTTTTGACGATAAATTAAACGTAACTAAAAAAGTTACTCCTAGACAAGGAAGAGCAGTTATCTTTGATAACAAAATAAAACACACAGCTTGTTGTCCAATAAATTCAATATATAGGCAAGTCATAAATATGGTCTTATACAAATGATAAATTTTACAAATAAAAATAGTAAGTTAAATGAAACTAAAAATAGTTTAATTATTACTTATCCAAGAACTGTTCACGTTATATTTGGTAGTTATCCATATCCAGAAAAAATACATAACTTTATTTTAGAAATAAAAAATAATTTAAGTGAAAAACTAGAGGGATACACAAATGTAAAAGGTGGAATGACTGACTGGAATTATTTCATAAATAAACCTTCTTTTGCAGATTTTATGTCTTATATAATTAATAGACATCAAACAACTCACCCTAATATTTTTGAACATTTTTTTGAAAAATATAGAATTAGAGAAGCTTGGGGAAATGAAATAAAAACAAATGGTAGTTTAAATTATCACATACACCCATTTATGCATGGAATTTTATATTTAACTAAAGGATGTGATTTAGATATACCTGAATTAAATATAAAGATAACACCTGAACCAGGAGACTATTATATATTGCCTCCTCATGTATTTCATGGTTTTGAAAAACATAAAAGAAAAAATGATAGGTATAGTTTAATTTTTAATATTCAATACGGAGAAGAATTTGAATACAATAAAAAAATTCAAAAAATGAAATGAATTATTTAGAAGCTGTAGTGCAAATAGACAATATTGTTGAAGATATATTTTGTAAAGAAATAATAGATTATTACGATAAAATTGATTTAAAATCTTTAGGAGTGGTGGATCCATCTGATAAAACTTCTAGAAATGTTTTAGGAAAACATTTGGATTACAAAGAAGATAAAATTATCTTTGATAAAATAAATAAAAAAATAGAAAAGGTTTATTCTTTTTATAAAATAAAATTTCCAAAAATTATATTAAACAAAATCAGTGAAATAGATTTATTAAAGTATGACGTAGGTGGATATAATAAATATCATGTAGATGTTTATACAGATATTCCAAGATCTCTTAGTGTTATAATAAATTTAAATAATGATTATAAAGGTGGAGACTTAGTTTTTGTAGATCAAAAAAATAAAGAAACAAAAAGATGTAAATTAAATAAAGGCAGTGTTATATTTTTTCCAAGTAATTTTATGTACCCTCATGGAATTGAAAAAATAACAGAGGGGACTAGATACAGTATAGTAGCATGGCTTCAGTAAACGTTAAGGTAGATAATCTGTTTCCAAATTTGGTAGCTACTAAGAATATAGATATATCAAAATTAAATGTCACAGGTGATAATTTTAAAAAAACTTTTGGATCAGATATAAAAACTACTCTTAATGGTAATACCTTGTTTGATAAAAACTCAATAAATTATTTGAACATAGAACTTAGATCTATTTTAGGGTATTTGTTAAAACCTTATTGTAAAAATTTTGTTTTTAACGTCTGTGATATATGGTTAAATAAATATGATAAAAATGACTATCAAGAAAGTCATACTCATCCAAGTGATTTTTCTTTCATAATATATTATAAAGTAGATAAGTCTTATACAATTTTTAACAATCCAGTTAAAAATTTACTGGAAATGCGTGATAGTAAAATATTTGATAAACATTCTAAACCAAAACTAGAACAAGGAGACTTAATAATTTTTCCTTCTTATTTAGAACATTGGGTAAAACCTAACTCTAATAATATTACAATTGCAGGTAATATAAAAATTATGGATATGATTAAATGAATGAAAAAACTGTAAACATAAATAATTTTATTGGTGTATATGATAATTATATTACGTCACAAGAGTGTGATAAAGCTATAAAACTATATGAGGACCAAAATAAATTTAACAACACTGTTAATAGAATGGGTTCAGAAAAATCATCAATACTAGATAAACAAGATCAACAATATTTTGCAGCGAATAATAATATAGATGTATGGTGGAAAGAGTTAAAATCTATAATAGTAAATTTTGATTTAGCATGGAATCATTATCTAAAACATACAGGAGCAGCAGCAAGTTATGGTCAAGACGAATTTTTTTATACCAGTTTAAAAATTCAAAAAACTTTACCTACAGAAGGATACCACGTTTGGCATGTCGAACACGCTAAAGGATTTGAAAATGAACCTAGAGCTTTTGTATTTTCAATATATTTAAATGATGTAGAAAAAGGTGGAGAAACAGAATTTTTACATTTTTCAAAAAGAGTTCAACCTAAAACAGGTAGAGTAGTTATATGGCCTGCTGGTTTTCCGTACGTCCATAGAGGTAATCCACCATTGTCAGGTGAAAAATATATCTTAACTTCTTGGATGTTACTGCGACCATGATTAAAAAAATAAATACAGGGATTCCAGAAAAAACAAATAAAAGAATAATTAGTTTGTTATCAGAGATTGATGGTTGGAGTTTTGGATATGACAACAATAGTAATCAAATAAATATTAGTAAATCAGATGCTGGTTTTACTTTAAAAACCTATAACCATTTATTTAAACATATAAATAATGATGGTTTAAATTGTTTTGCTTACCTTATATCTGACATGGTAGAAAAGAACACTTTTTTTAAATTTAAATCAATAAACAGAATACATTGGAATTGGTATCATTCAGGTAGTAAAATGGAATTTCATTCTGATGAAAGTTTAGATAAGTTTTTCTCAATTGTTTATAATTTACATACTAACGATGGTGGAACAGAGTTTAACGTAAATGATAAAAATACTTTTTATAATTCTATTGAATCTGAAGCTTTATTTTTTCCAAGTAAAATACAACACAAAGCAGTAGCCCCTACAAAAAATTTTAATAGATTTTCTTTAAATATTGTCGTTGAAATATAATATTATGAAGAATAAGAAGTAGGCTTTGCACCTAATCTAGTTATTTTCTCTTCTGAAGTTTCTCCATCAACATTATCATTATCCCATTCATCTTGTAAATAAGCTAAATGAGCTGCATCCCATTTGTCAATGAAAGCTTGAAAATCTAAACCTGTACTAGCCCAAGTATCATTAGGTGTTGTATCTTTAAACTCTACTTCATCGTCAGTGTTTGAAGTTTGATATTGAACTGCCCAAAAATTTGAATAATCTGAATTGTTCCAAAAAGTATTATCATTAATTGTGTAAGCACCAGCACCATCACCAACTTGTTTAATTATTACTTTGTCTTCAAATATTACTGTCCAGTTTCCTCTAGATGCCATTTTTTCTCCTAAGTTTTAATAATATAAATTACTGTTAAATATGGTTGTATTACTGAAGTTGAATCTCCCGTAAAGTTAGCACTCATATTGTGTTGGTGCCCTGATCCTGATCCAGCATTAAATGTAACTACACTTTCTGGGGCTTGACCACCAATTTCTTTGTCAAGTTGGTTTTGAGCCATAGATCTACCACCAGCATTCATACCATGGTCGTGACTGGCAAGTTGAGCTTCCGTTAAAGAAGCATTCGCTGTAGATCCACCAATGTTTCCAGTTGCAGCAACTGTGTTAGCTCCACCAGTTGATGCTAAAGCTTTGTTATTAGATTTTCCAACTGCTACGTTATCTTGTAAATCAGGTAAAGTAAAAGTAGTTGAACCATTACCTGCACCATAAGTTGTGCCTACGATTGCAAATAAATCTGCATATGTTGATCTTGAAACTGCTGCACCGTTACATTCTAAAAAACCTGATGGTACAGATGAATCCGACCAAGGCACAATAGTTGCTGTAGGTATACCTTCGATACCTGTAAGATTTGCTCCTGAAAAATCGTATTTAGTTGCTTCGTAATTTGCCATATTATTTCTCCGTGTAAGTCCATCCTACGTTTGAACCAGAATAAACTAATCCAAATGCTGCACCTTCAGTGTTAACAACTAAGTCAGCTGATGCGTTAGCTATTTTAGAACTATTTCTTCCAACAGTCAACGCGTTAGTATCAAACGTATATCTTGAATCTACAAAGTGTACTTCATCACCAATTGCAGGTGATGCAGGTAGTGTAATTGTTACAGCGCCACCATTTGTTTCTACAAATAATTTTGCCCCTGCTTGCACTGTTTCTGCAGCACTTACTGTTCTCCATTTTCTGTATTCACTTGCTTTAACAACATTTGTTCCATCTGCATATAGAAGATAACAATTGCCTTCACAAAGTAAAACTCCAGATCCACTAGCTGTTTTAAAAGTTAATGTGTATCCTGCGTGATCAGTTCCATCTATTATATTGTATACTTTTTCTATGCTATTAGGAACAGTTACAGTTCTGTTAGCCGCTAAAGTTCCAGTTAATTTTATTGTGGCATTTCTTGCATTTGAAATTGTTGCATCAGTCATGGCTAAAGCAACATCTGATGATGCCACATCAATTGCTTCATAACCTGCAACTGCTTGTTGCACTAGGTTTAAATTTGTATTTGTTTTAGTTCCCCATGTACCGGCATTTTCACCAGTAGCCATTAGTTCTAATTTTAAATCAGAGGAATATGTTGATGCCATAATTTTTATCTCCTATGCCACGTCAGTATAACTTGTATTTGATCCGGTTGCAACATCTGAAATTGATGTATTACTGCCGGTTGATACAGGGTTATACGATGTATTTGAACCAGTGTCAACTGCTGTAATACTGGAATTGCTGCCTGTTGAAACGTTTGTGTAACTTGTATTACTTCCTGTAGGAACGTCTTTGTAAGCTAATATTCCTATTAATCCTTCTGAAGATGTTATTTGATTTAGACTTAATCCTTGAACAATGTCTGTAATATCAAATGAACCATTTGCACTAGTAGCTGATTGACCACTTATGGTTTGAGCTATTTCGTAAACTATTGATCCAACAGAACTTGTTGTCGATACACCTGTTAAATTAACAATCTGTGAATCATCAATAGTTAAATCACCAGTGCTAATTGTTGATGAAACACCTGTGATGTCGGCAGGCCCAAATTCTAATCCTAAAGTTCCAACACTAGTTGTTGAAGAAACTCCTGATATTGAAGCTGGACCAAACTCTAATCCTAATGTTCCTAAAGTTGAACTTGATTCTTGACCATCTAAACTTTGAGTAGGACTAATTACAAAATCAATATCTCCTAAACTAGAAGTTACTGATTGACCACTTAATTCATATGCAAATTCTTGTACAGATGTTCCAACACTTGAAGTAGCTTGTAGACCTACTGGATTGACAATTTTATTTGGAGAATCACCCCAAGCATTTTCACCCCACTCATCTCTTCCCCAACCAACTAATGTCCCTGCGTAATCTAAAACAGGTGTAGCAAAATCAGCTTGTACTCCAGAAATTTCTGCAACTTCTTCAGTGACAACATTAACGTCACCATAATTAATTAACATTCCATCTTGAGGACGAGTTCCTAAAGATATTAAATAAGTAAGCTCTGTTGAAATAGATCCGATGGAAGTTGTTGATGATAGTCCTGTTACAGCAACTGTTTCATCTGCACCTTCTCCCCAATCAGCTTGGCCCCAAGATAATCTACCCCATCCTGTTTCATTAAATTCTTCTGCATCACCTAATGATACTGTTGCAGAGACACCTGTTACTTCAACAACAGTGTTTATTGATAAATCACCTAAACTAGCTGTAGCCTCTATACCTGTGATATTTGGAATTATAAATTGAGCAGCCACTACTGATCCTAGAGAAGTTGTAGCAGAAAGACCTGATGGTGCTACAGAGTATTCTACACCCCAACCTGAATTACCATAAGCTTGTCGACCCCAACCTTCAAGATTGGAAGCTGCTATATTTCCTACATTACTAGTTGCAGATAGTCCTGATAAAGAAACTATAAATTCATCAGATCCCCATGAATTTACATTCCATGGAGGCGTTCCATAAGTGGAACCTAATAGAGTATTTATTTCACCTCCCGCATTAGTTCCTGCGTTTACATCAAAGTAATGAAGAGAACTGGGTGCATCTGATGCTACTTGAAATTCAATTTTAGCACCTGGACTTCCGCTGCCTAGGTTTTGAGAAACCCCTGTTGTATAAATAGTACCGCCTGCGTGGGTACCATTACTTGTTGTAGAAAATCTTAAAGTTTGGTCAGTATTAGAACTATCAGAAACGTCAAATACATATAGACCACCTCTTACTAAATTTATTGTTGGTTGTTGAACCCCATCGATAACAAATTTTTTGTCTCCCAAAGAGCCAGTCATTGTGACTGTAAATGTCTGGGTTATAGACATAAGGATGTCCTCCTTATGCTATACGAATAATAGCGTTAGATGCGTCTGCTGTTGGAAATTGAATTGTAAATGTTCCGCTTGATACTGTTTTATCACCACCGAATGCAATAACAGCAACAGCTTTATCAGATTGTGAATCATTATAAATTAAACAACCGTTAGCTGTGAAAGATGCAGAAGTGAAACTAACATCAGCAAAATCACAAACAGCTGTTGAACTGTCAAGAACTGGAGTTACAGAAGTAAGAGTTGCACCACCTGCAGTGTATGCAGATCCTGATGTGTTTGTAATTTCGTTTGAAGTTGAATAAGCAGTTGTACCAGCACCCAAAGATGCAGAGCTTGTGTATAAAGCTATTTTAAAAGTATCTCCTGATGAAGCAGTAAGATTGTGAGTTCCAACTAAAATTTCTTGTTTGAAACTGTTACAAATTGCAGATGATATTGCCATAATTTATCTCCTATTGTCTTGCTGAAGGTATTGGTATACGTACAGTTCCGTCTGTGTAGTCGTCTCTTTTACGTCTACCAAGTTGTTCTGCAGCAAACTTCTCTACTTCTTGTTTATACTTATTTTCGTACAGTGTCAACATATCTATAGGTCCTTTTAAAAAACCATATGCCTCTACTAAACATGCATATAATAAGCCATTTGGAAAATATAAGCTGATATAAGTTGTTGTATTTGAGCTTGATAATCCATCAGGAATAGCTTCATAATGAATTTTAAATTTATACGTGGAGTCAGGCACTGGAGCTAAAAACAATCTTCCAGACGTTGTGTCACTAGTTCCTGTAGCTCCTCCAAACATTGCGTAATATTTAGGTTTACCTGTAGATGTTTCTGCTGGAATATATTCTTGAAGATAAGATTCATCTTTTTTTTCTAAAAAAGTGTTTGCACCTGTAGTGGCTGATGTAGAGTCATATACTTGCACACTTTTTACAAATAAAGTTTTTCCAGGAACATTAACTGTGCTTTGTCCTGTAACTAAATTACCAGTAGATTGTTTTTTATATGCATCAATTGGTACGTCTCTTAAAATTCTAAATTCTGCATCTTCAATAATTCTATTAATAATAGCTGCAGTTAATACATTAGAATCTACTTCTGTATAGTTTCTAATATCAGTTACTAAATTATCGTAAGTAAATCCTGCCATTATGCTTGCTGTGTTACAGGTCCTGCTGTAACAAAGTCTCCTCCTGATTTTTCTGTTACTGTGGCATTAGAGCCGCAGCTAA